TGTCCAACTAATTGATTTCTATCAATTGTGTCAGGTGTATTATTACTTTCATCCATTACTACCCTAAATGCACTCAAACCACTTTGTGATTGAACTTGTTCTAAGAATGGATTAACAATTCCCAAGAATCTTCTTCGTGTTGCCGATGTATTTTGTTCAAATACAAGGAATCTTGAAGAAGAAGCTATGAACTTCTTAACTCTAATCAGTAATCGTCTTACATTGATTCTATCTAAAGCACTTGCTTTCTTCTGTAATGTTTTTTGTCCAAACACAGTAACTCCCTGACCTGGGAATGTTGCGATTGGATTAACATTTGAATCATACAATGTATCTCTTTCACTTTGAGTTAGTTTTCTTTGAGCTTGTATAGCAGTTGTAATTCCACCACGATTCAATCCAGCAGGAGCAAACCAGGGGTGTGCAACTTTATCATTGAACGCGTATATACCACCCAATACTACTGAAGGCGGTACCCATCTTTGAGTTCCAGCGATTTGTGAATCAGGAACTTTAATCCAGGGATAATACATAGCTGCGAAATTTGAATCAACAGCTTCTGCTTCTGTAACAGCGTCAGCAGGATTTTTAGCGTAAATCACAGGGTCGATAATTGCAAAACAATCACCTCTGTCTTCACAAACATCAATTGCTTTATTTGTTACAGCACTATGAACATTATGAATCAAACCAGGAAGTAGTAATAAATTAATATCAAATTCATCTTGGTTAGATAATAAGTCAAGAGCTTCTGAATATCCTGCTCCACCATCTGCGGTTGTTAAATCAGTTGGTGAAAAACCTTGTGTTTGTGTTGAGATATTTTCATAGAAATTAACTGGGTTTGATACACTACCATTATTATTACCTAATGCATCAAAACCAACAACTCCATCTGTAGCTCCACTAAATCCACCATTAGATGAACCACTACCAGCACTTGGTAATGAACCACTAGAGGAAGCTGTTCTGACAGTTCCATTTTCATCTAAATAATCAATCGTATCTAATATACTGTGAATAGTTACAAACCTTGATTTGTTTGGATATGAACCACTTAATTCAAGATATTTTGTAGTTCCATCTGTTCTAACGGTTTGTCTTTGGTCACCAATTACTTTTCCAGCATAATTGTTAGAATTTGGGTCAAGACTTACATTAGTAAATGTTTCAAGAACTTGTTTTCTTTTTGAATTATCATTACCAGCTCTAACCATTAATGTAAATGTACCTTTTTTATTATTTACATTAGAAACTTCATATCTTACATTATGTTTTGAACCACTTTGAAGTATATTGTTAGTTGTTGCAGTTGAACTAGCGTTGTTCATTATTGTTCCATCAGCAATTGTTTTTAATTGAAATGATGTTCCACTTGTTGATGTATCACTTCCACCAACTAGTGCTGTTATACCACCTAAATCATATACTGGATTATGAGTAGTTACTGATGAAGTAGCGATTGAAACATTACCACTAGTTCCATTACTTGAAGCAGTTAAATTAAGTCTATTTGTATCTGCACCATATGAAGCTGTCACTAATGTTAGAGACGATGCAGCGTTAATTACATCTCTTAAATTTCCTCCAAACTCATCAATAGTTGAACCAATATTAACATATCTTTCAGTACTACTATTATCAAATAGTGATGCTGATGTCACACCGATAAAATCAATACCATTTATTGATATTTCGCTTTCTGAACTTGTTGCAAAGTTATTTATGGTTACTGAACCACTACCTTTTGTCGCACCTACGGTTGAGGTGGCTGATGATACATCAGCTGTAGCAGGTCCAAATGTACCATCCATAACTCTGACAACAGTTAGTGTGTCTGAATTTTTTAAATATTCCTCGGCTGCATGTGATGTTAAAAACTGAACAGATGTTGAACCACTTTTAAATGCATCTCCAAATTTTGCTTGGAAATCAGAAAAAGAGGTTACAACAGTTGGAACTCCGGCAGGACCTTTAAGTGTTGGTCCAATGAGTGCAGCTCCTATATCAGCCACAGCGGAAGGTAAGAAAGTCTGGTCTATTTCATTCGTAAATACACCGGGACTTATAATTTTTTCGGCCATTGAATTTCTCCTAATAAGTTAACTTTTTAATTTTTGAGGTAAACATACTATTTTGCGCATTAGTATTATTCATATATAAATATATGAAAAAAACCTCAAACGATAATTTTTTTTTGATTATTCAGATTTATTTTCAGTTGATGTAAATACACCTGTTTCAGGATTTAAAGTTCCTTGTCCGTACTTATCAGTTATTCCATCAAGAAATTTCTTTTCTTCTTCTTGAATTTGTTTTAAAGCACTCTCTAAATCAATTTCTTGTTCATCTAATCTGATTTGAGCTAATTTTATTTGTCCGAATTGAATTTGAACATTTTGATAACTTTTTTGTATGTTTTGAACTTGTGTAAGTTCTTCTTCTGTGAATTTTACTTCTTCTGGCATTATAACCTCCATTTGTGAATTGTTTATTGTCTATATATAAGTATATATAAATTTTGAAAACAAGTGAATTATTTTCCTACTTGTTCATCTGTAGCGTCACCCTCAAAACCAAATACTACTCTTGATGGTGTAAGTTCTTTTGATGTTTCAGCAGTTTTCCCAAATATATTATCAGTAAATTCTGGAATCACATACGCTTTTATTGATAAACCAAATTCAGTTTTTATGAGTCTTTCACCATCTTGATTCATTTCAGACGCATCACTTAAACTACCATCTAATGTTGATAAAAACTTGTATTGTTCTGAATTTCCGAAATATGTTCCTATGTGTTCAAGGAATAAATCATTAAGTATATTCATTTGTTCAATATAATTAGTCATCATTACTACTGAATAATTACATACCACATGGTCGGGCATTCCAGTGTAGATAACCTCTTGAACAGGTTGAATACCTCTTTGAACCGAAAATCTATCGTATTGATTATCTTTACTCCATTTATTACTTCTTGCGACTTTTATAAATTCACCTTTTACATCATGGTCAAATGACATTGGCATCGCGTCATCAAAAGAAACATCAGTTCTTCTAAACATAATCAATGGAAGTATTAATGAATTATTTTTATCTCTTAATACTCCTCTTTTTCTAAAATTTCTCCATCTTTCCTCATTACCATAATAAACAGGAACTTTAATCACTTCATTAGCTTCTTTTATTCTTGGTTTCATCACATCTTTAATATGTGTCATTACAGATGTATCAATATCTTTTAATGTTACGGAAAAGTTTTTTGTAAAGTCCTTACCTGGATTTATTGATTGTTCTCTATTACCACGAACTCTGTTGTCTTTTGTAGATACTTGTGTACCTCTATTGACTGATTCTCTATTGAGTGTTTGTTTATTTGTAATTCTATTAACGGCCATTTCGTCTTCTCAATTTTTTAAGTTTATCCAATTTATTATTCACTTTACCTTTTACTTCCTCTGATTTAATACTACTCATATCAGCTTTACCAATTGAAATTTCTTTTTTAATATCTACTTCAATGGCTTTCACACCTGTTTGACTTGGTGAATCAAAGTTATCCAACTTGTTCATCAACTTACCCATCATTTGTTCCATTTGTAAATTACCATTTGGTTCAGGTGTATAGGTATGTTTTCTTTCACCATATACATCTTCATCCTCTTGTACATTACCACTTACCTCTTGTTTAGGTTTAGATGTAGGTTGAAAATTTCCATTATTTTCATCAAACTTTGTAATTTTTTTGTGTGTGATTTGTTGTACAGCCATTATCTTGGTCTTTCTTCAATCTGTAATGATGATAATCTTGAACGATGTGCTGTCGCTACAATGTTATGTTTAAAATTTGGATGTCCTGCAAATAATTGTGGTTCTGTTGTACCATTGATTTCCCAATAATAATCATTCCAATCCACAATATCACCAATCTCAGGATAGAAATTCAATGAACCACTTGATAGATTTTCTCTTTGGAAAAACATTTCAATTGAAGAATTTAAATCAGCACCAAACTCGTCTTGTATGATTTCAGGTTCATTATAATTAATCAAACAATTAACCCTAAATCCAATATCATAATATTTAGCCGTTGATTCACCATAAAGATTATCCTCTGTTCTTTCAACATTTACTTTATAAATGTCAACCGATTGTCCGACTATTTCGTCAATCAATTCTTCATTCATTTGATTAATTAAATCAAATTCTTTTTGTGGTATGAAAAATGGTTTTGTTTGAGACATTTAATTATCCTATGTATATTTTTAATGGTGCTTTATTCAATACTTCTTGTTGAGCATTTGCAACTTCTTGTTCTGTAATTGCTTGTTCCTTTTTACCAACAGCCTCTAAAAATAAATTTAATTCTTCTAATAAATTTGCTTTCTCTTCTCTACCCTCAGCTTTCAAAGCTTCACCATCCATAGATACTTCACCATTTGGAAGTGGTAATGAAGCATATTTACTTCTGATGATACCTAATAATTCTTTCGATAATGCTAATGTGTATTTACGAATCCAATTCCTACCCATTGAATTTATTTCTGTATAGGTAATAAATTTATATGGTATATTTGATGGGTCAGATACTTTAGCAACTGTATAATCTTGTGTTACATCTGTTCTTTCATCTTTTTTATAATAGTGAAAATATATTTTATTTCCATCATCAGTTGATTCTGGGTTTGGAAATAATCTTATTTTATTATTAACTAATTCAAATGAATATGCAGATTTTCTAACTAAATCATTTGTCTCAATTGCATTTGCTCTAGCTAAATCATATGATATTGGTCTTAATATATAAGATACTGCTGGAGATACATTACCGAATCCAAATGAATCCAATAATTCAATGTTATCATAAGTACCAGCAAATGGGTCATAGAATTTAGATATAGCAGCAGGACCTTCGTTGAATACTCTTTGAACTTCTAATCTACTATTCGTACCAATACTTGACTCCAAAGTAGCATCACTTGTTAAATCATAAACTTGTTTAGATGATGTTAGTGTTATTGAACCTGTGTATAAATTAGCATTACCACCAACATTAACAGCTTGTCCGTATTGTTCTGATAATGTAAATAATGACATTCCCCCATTTGGTGTTTCAGCTTGATGAGAACCTGTTGAACTGAAATTAGAACCAGTTGCTGTGTTTCCATAATGTTCCCACATCCAATTCTTTGTATTGTAATGATTGATTTGTTGTGAGTATTCCGATACTGCTTCCTCAAAACAAGCATACATTGAACCACTATTAAATTCAAGTTGCATAACTGGATGTCCAAGTTTTCTAGCTACATATTTACAAACCGTTAAACTATCGTTTTGAAACTCTGAATCTGTATCATAAATTCCGTGTGGTGTTTGTCCTGTTGTGTAAGTACTTGGGTCTTCATATATAAATAAAAATTTTGACATTTATTTCTCCAAATGGGTATAATTCTTCATATATAAATATCAAAGAAAACAAAAAAGGGTAAGAAATAAATCTCACCCTTTTAAGTTGTTTTTTTATAATTTATTCATTATCCATTGATAAAATTCAATGAACCAGAATTATTTGCACCAGTTGAATTAAAAGTAACTGTTTGAGCAACAACTCCAGTGGTGCCAGTTCCTAATGTAACAGCAGTGTTACCATCAGGACCAGGTTCTACTTGAGTAACTGTTACAATCTCACTCGCAACAGATGCAGTTAGGTTTCCAGCAAATTGTGTATTGATAATGTCTCGAATACCATTAGATGCCTGAGCAGCTGTTCCATTCGCTTGAAATATATTGCTACTTGCAGTTGTTGCAGCAGCAACACCTTTCATTGATAATACTGCTCCAGTGGCAGAACTCATTGTTATTTGAGATGCTGCAACTAAATCTAAAGTACCTGAAATAGTTAATTCACCAACAGGATTAAAAGCTTGTTGTGTTCTTATGTATGAATATTTTTGTTTTGGATGTAATTTATCATATTCAGCTCGAAGTTTTGGATTTGATTTGTTGGAAACACCTCCGTGTTTTGATACTTTTACATCATTATGAGGATGTTTTCCACGATAGCCTCTTTTTGCCATTTTTTTTCTCCTAAATGTTTAGTACTACTTTTTAGGTCATACTAAATTGTTAATTGTTATATCAATGATGTTTAGTACTACTCTCATTGATTCGTATATAAATATCAATATAAAAGAAAAACCCCCTAAATAAAGGGGGCTTTTCTATCTAAGTTTATAAAGATTTAACTTATACTAAGTTTAAGTCCTCTGAAACCAACAAGTATTGTATTTTCAGTCATATATGGATTCTTATAAACAGTAAATCTGTTTTGTAATTGTCCTGCAACTTGAACACCAGCTGCAAACTGAGATTTATTTCCATCTGTAGATACCATATATCCAGGTATTGATTCTAAGATTGTTGCAACAGTCGGAGAAACAACTACGAAGTTAGCACCACCTCTAAGAGTTAATCTTTGGATTTCGTTAGAAACCTTTTGGATTTTACCCAATAGAGTTTGATACCATTCGTATCTTGTTCCGTAGAATGTTGTAATATCCCAACCACCTTCATCAGTGCCTGTTCCATTATAATCTTCACCAGGAGTTGCAGACCAGAAATCAGTCGTTGTAGCGTCTGAGATTAACATATCTAAGATTTCTAAATCAATTTCCATAGAAATGTATTCAGATAACATAGATGTTAATTCAGCTTCAGCGTCAACAGAATGATAAGCATTTAAGTCTTGAGCTAACTCAGGAGACCATACAGCTTTTAGTTTTCTTGTTTTAGCAACGATAGCTTGAGATTTAAGTTGTAAATCAACTTCTGGAATACTTAAAGTATCAGATGTTGCATCACCTGCAGTATCCTCAAAGTCACTTCTTACAGCTTCAGTTGGTTGTAATGTAATATCAGCTTTAATACTTGTATCAGCCGCTAAAGAAGAAGCTGAAACAACTAATGTTACTTTACCAGTACTTTCAACAAATGTTGTGAATTGTGGTAATTGTTCAATAATTGTAGATGAACCTGAAGTAACCTCGATAGCTCTAAACGCTTTTTTATCAAATTTAGAATCGATAGCATCAGCATCAAAAGTAATTTTAAATAAATTACCTGAAGCTAATGAAGCACTAAATTCTTGATTAAAGTTAATATCTTTATAACTTGATAAAGAAGCAGTTGATGCAGCTACACCAGTTTCAGAACCAACATTAACAGCACCAAGAGTTAAAGTTTGATTAGTTTTGTTGATAGAGTAATCATATCTACCTTCACCATACAAACCACCTACACCAAATGGAGCAGTTGAACCTGATGGAGAGTTAGGACCTTGTTTACCTAAAATTGATTCTACACCAGCACCTGTTGATTTACCTGAACCAAATCCACCAACAGTTTTACCATATTTAAAGTCTAAGTAAAATACTAGACCAGATGGTAAGTTCATTGGTTGAACTGATACAAAGTCTTGAGCTGCAATCTCACCAAAGATTCTACGAACCAA